TCAGCTGGCTGAAATCATGGCGGAGAACGCCAATCGATACGGCTACTCGGATGCAAGCCGCGAAGACCGACGAGTGGCTGCCGCCATCCGCGCGCTGGGTGATGAGGGGGTGAAGCCGTGATGACGCCCGCCGAGCTCGCGGCACACCTTCGCTGCAGCGAGCGCACGGTCGCCAGGATGGTGCTGGAAGGCTGTCCGAGTATGCTTGTCGGCTGCCGGCGCCGGTTCGACCTGGCTGCCGTCCTTGCCTGGACTACTGACCGAGCCCAATGCCCACCCGAAAAGACTCCGAAGGCCGCTGGCACGCAGAGGCTTGCGTCGGCCGTCGCCGCCTTCACCGACGCCTCCCGGCGGGTTCAACTGCGAGTGATGCCCGGCGCATCGAAGCAGAGCTAGTCCGCGCGCTGCACGCCAAGGCCGGCAGTCGGGCCGTCGTCATTCCCGGAGACCCACTGTTGGAAGTGGTGATGTCCGGCTACATAGAGCATACGGCCACGCTGCGCAGCCCTGAGACGGCCAAGTTCCATGCCCTTCGCATCGGCCGCTGGCTAGAGGGACGGCGCGCTAGCGAGGCGCGCGAGGTGGCCGCCGAGATCCGGGATGACCTTCTCAAGGCCTACAAGCCGGCCACGGTCAACCGCAGCTTGGGCGCGCTGAAGAAGGCGCTCCACCAAGCCTGGGAGCGCGGTGCCACGCCTATAGACTACAGCAGCCTGGTCAAGCGCATCCCAGAGAACAACCAGCGCACGGTCTATCTTGGCATGGAAGAGGTTCAACTCATCGCCGACCACGCCAGCGAGCAGACGCGCGCGGCCATCTGGGTGGCGCTGCTGACTGGCTGCCGCCGCGGCGAGGTCTGCAAGATTAAGGCGCAGCACATCCTCGAGGATCGCATCCGCATCCCCGCAGGCAACACCAAGACGCTGCGCTACCGCGAGGTGCCGATCGTCCCGGCCCTGCGGCCATGGCTGGAGTACCTGCCGCTGTCGATTGGCTTCGAGGGGGTCAAGAGCGGCTTCCGGCGCGCCCGCGAGGCGGCCGGCTACCCGGAGGTGCACTTCCACGACCTGCGGCACTCCTGCGCCACGATCATGCTGGGCTTGGGCGTCGATCTGCACGTCGTGCGCGAGATCCTCGGTCACACCTCGGTGAAGACGACCGAGCGCTATGCCCACGTCCTGCTCAAGCCGCAGCTCGCAGCCCTGAACAAGCTGGGCGCGTTACACCGCGATTTACACCAGACCGGCGAAGCCAATCACACCCAGAAAAGGAAAAGGCCCGTAAGTCGTTGAACTTACAGGCCTTTTTATTGGTGGGTGGTACAGGGATTGAACCTGTGACCCCTGCCGTGTGAACGCAAGTGGCGGTCATCGGCGGCTCACGGTTTCCTCGGGGAAGCACAGCCATTGTAGGCGAAAAGGCAGTCTGACCGCCAGCGATTTACACCCAGATTTACACCGGCTTAGGCTGCAATCATCCCAATGTCACACCTATGGCGCTCAATGTCGCCATGCTGCTTGTGGATCACGATCAGGCGCATGTCGCGGCCGGAGCGATAGCCCTGCCCCTGATGCCAGGCGTCGCGTGCGGCCAGCGTGCGGAAGTATTCGACGATGCAGCCGCGGTACTCTTTGCTATCGTGGTGGTGGACGTGGCCCACGTACCAGAAGCGATGCGTCGTATCGCCCCATTCTTTGGGCTTGTCGGACGCCATGATGGCCGCCAGGTCAGCGCCCTTGAGGGTGTCGCCATGGGTGGTGCCGATCAGGGTCTGCCCGAACTGGAAATACCACGCGACCGCCGGCGAGAGGTCAATCTCGACCGCCGGGTCTTCGCGGAAGTAGCACGACAACATCAGGGCGAGCGCATAGGCCGAATGGCCGTCGTGATTGCCCCTGTTGATCCGCACGATCACCCGGGCATGCTTCTCTCGCAGGCGCCGGATGCAATGGATCTTGGCCCTGAGGCCGACCTGCTGCACTTTCGCCCATCGGCCGTCAACGTCGAGCTGGTGCCCGGACTGGCTTTGATTGCGCTGGTTGTCGGCGTGGAACATGTCGCCGAGGTTCAGCATCAGGGCTGTCGAGGCGTTCGGGGCGCTCAGGACGAGGCGATCGATGGCGCCGATGGTCAGCTGCTCGGCGATGTCCAAGTCGAAGTCGGCGCCGGCGTCCTGCCACCAGGCATACATTCCGAAATGGGGATCCCCGAGTGGGTAGACAGCCAGCAGATCGTCATCGCAGTGCTTCGGCTGCTTGGTGGGCTTCGGCAGCGGCCTCATGCTATCGCTGAGCACCGCGACCCATTCCTCCATTGCCGCACGCATCATGCCGGCATCCGGCGACTGCCGCTCCCACGTCTGGACAATCTCCCCGCCGGCGTCACGCTGAACGGTGACTTTACCCATGAGGTAGCCAGGCGCCACGCCGCTATCAAAGTGGCCGGGCGCATGTCCGAGCCTAGCTTCCTTCTTGCGCAGCTGGTCGAGAGCTGTGCGGATCGTGCTCTCAGAGCACTTCAGCGCCCTTGCCGCGGCTCGCTGGCTTCCGTGCTTTTCAATGGCCTCGAGGAACTCTCGCTGTCGGGCTGTGGCGCAGTCGGCAAGGTTCATGATTCTTCCCTCACATGATCCGTCAGGTCGACCCGCCGGCGGATCATGCCAACCGGGATGCGCGAGCGCGGCGCCATTTGGGCGTCGTCATAGGCGCACGTCAGGACGATGTGATCTGCCGTCTCCTCCGTGATGAAGCCGGCCTGCTTGAAGATCCGCGGCTCGGCGGCCGGCGCAGTTTCGCGGTCGACCCAACCAGTCTCCGGGTCGACCGTGCTGGCGTCATCCCATTCGATATAGACGAGATTCATTTCGTCTCCGTCAGGGCTTGCTGCTTGGCGGCGTAGTCGCGCACGGCGCGAGCGTCGGCAGCGAGAGATTCAGCTGCTCCTGCAAGCTCTGCCTGTACGCGCAGACCATCCGCCAATAGGTCCCCGGCTCTGGCACTTCGTTGCTGACAGGCGGCAAGGGAATCGCCACCGGAGCCACGGAGGGCGACGGCGAGGGCGTTGCGCACCCCGTCGCTATCAGCGCGAAAAGCAGCAGCGACGGAAGCGACCTGAGTCTGAGCTGAAGTGCGGGCATCGAGAGCATCCTGTTTCGCCTTGGCGAGTTGGTTTTCGAGGGCGCGATTTGCTTCGGACTGCGCCAGATTCGCGGCTACCTGGGCGGCGGCGGCAGCCTGCTCCTTCAGCTTGAAGTGCTTGGCCGTGTAGTGGTAGGTCACGCCGGCGACAAGCGCAATCTCAACCAGCAGGCCCACAGCCTCAGCGACGAGCTTCTGCGGGAGCGCCGCAATGCCCAGCCCGATCACGATTCATCCTTCGGCTTAGCGACGCCTTGGTCAATCATCCGGCCAAAGATGCCGGCTCCAAGCAACGCGAGCGAGACCCAATGGACGACGTTGTGCGGCAACGCGGCCTTCATGTCGTCGGGGATCGTGGGCCATACGGCCTGGATCGCGCCGGCCAGCGCCATGGCTTGGACGCTGAAGGTCTTGTGGAGCTTGTTCCAGTTGTCGACGAGTTTCACGATTGCCAGGCTCCGGTTTCAAAGGCCCGAGCGCAACGCTCCGAGCGGAGGAAAGTCTGCTTGTGCCAGAGCGACGCGCGCACGTTGCCGGCCGCGTCGTTCCAGCGCTGATCCCGCAGGGCGGCCAGCATGTTCTTGAACTGCAGCACACCCCCCACCCCGAGCTGGAACGCCATTGAGACGAGATAGGCTTTGCGCACGTCGTCGAGGCCGTCCACCCAGGGCAGCACGCTGTGGATGCCGTTGAAGGCGCGGGCATAGTCGGCCGCGAAGACCTGATCGATCTTCTCGTCACTCCAGACTTCGCCGTCATGCGGGAGTGAGTCCGTGAAGCGGTGACCGATACCGCAAGTCCAGTAGCCGAGCGTGTCTTGATAGGCGTCGTGGCGCCGACCCTCCTCAAACGCAATGAGGGTCTCGGGGCTGTTCACCATGTTGGTTCTCCTACTTGATGAGCCCTTCGGCTCGCGCTTGCGCCAGGCTTGTCAGGGTCTGGAGCTCGGAGGCATCGCGTGGGTTTCGAAGCGCCTCTACGGCCGCCCAAAAGCCTGCGATAAACAGGTCGATGTCGGTCGGCGGAGTCCCATGCAGATTGCGAACGCACAGGTTGAGGAACCGAAGCCGACACTCAAGCTCGAGCGTTTCGTCGGTCACTTGTGCACCCAGCCGCTCGACACCAGCATCAGCCAAACGACTCCGGCAAGCATCCCCGCAGCCAAGCCGCGAAACGTCCACTTGCCGAGCTCCTTGAATTGATCATCCAGCCACTCGCGGATACCCTCCTTAAGGGCTTGCTTGATGGCTTCGTTCTTCGGGTCAATGGACATGTCTATTCCCTCAAACGCCCTTAAGGACGTCCAAACGCATTTCGATACTATCGACGGTCACAGAGTCACCCGATGTGAACTTGCACGCCAGGAATTTGAAGGTGTAGGCGGTACCGGCCGTGAGCGCGAATGTCCTCGAGCCGCTGATACCGCTGCCGACGTTCTGAGACGTGCCAGGGACCGAATAGAGGTACAGGCAGTCTGTCGGCGGCGTCGGCGAGTTGAACGCGCCGGAGATATAGATGCCACCCTTCAACTGCGCCGTGCTATTCGTGCTGCTCGTTGCATAGCTCGCAGTTCCCGAAACCGTCAGCGTTGCGTTGCAGTTCTGCGTAGGCGTATAGGCCAGCGACACGACGCTCGTTCGGAACGTTTCTCCATCAGGAGCGTGGCTGACCTGAGTGACGCTAACGGCGCTGGCCGTCGCAACGCTGCCATCGTGGATATTGATCCCCGCATCCACCGTCACCGACACACTGACCGGTGTCGCGCTGACGTTTCCGCTCGTGTCGTAATGCGCCGCCCAGACGGTATAGGAGCCGAGCGCCGGCCATGCCCACAGGTAGGTGACGCCGCGCACGTAGGTCGGCAGCGAGCCTGTGAGCGGAACGCCGGCCGCCCAACTCGCGCCGCGGCGAAGTTCCGTCTTCGCATAGTCGAAATTCGCTGGCTGGTCCCACGTCAAGAAGATCGCGCCGTAGACCTCAGCTGCAGTCAGCGACGTCACATTGGACGGCGGGTTGCTCTTGCCGGCCGCGGTGGCGAATACCTGCGCCGTCCACTGCGACTGTGTCACGACGCTGGCCGCGCGCGCCACAATGACGTATTGCGATCCCACACGCACGCCCGGAAGGAATGCCTGCGTGTCGGTCCCGAGCGCCTTGATCGTCGAATACGTGTCCGACGAGTCGCCCATGCGCCAGTACCGAATCTCGACGTAGCCGCCTTGTAGGACGCGGCTGTCGGTGATGGCGGTCCACGTCACCTGGATCTGCGGCACGACGGTCCCGTCAGCCTGACGAATCAGCGTCGCATCACTCGATGTCGCGGCAAGGCCGGTGATCCCCGGAATTCCCCAGGGCTGCGGCATCAGGGTGTTCGGCGTCACCAGCGAGGCGCTAAAGCCGGCGTCCATGTTCCAGATCGACGGATCCGTCGCCTGCAGCGTGAGCTCGATCGAGCCATCCGCGGCCCACGAGTCCTCGAGGACCTCAAAGGGCTTGTTCACCCATCCGAAGCGCGACAGCGTCACGAGCTGGACGTCCCGGGCCTGGACCTGCCATGCTCGGTAGTTGCAGCGCAGTTTGACCATCAGCCCCAGACGCTGACGCCGCAGCATGCACGAGCTCAGATACTGCGCTTGCCCGGAGAACGTCACCGCCGGGTAATCGACGTTCTGCGACAGGACCGCACCGTCGGTCGTCACATAGGCCGACGGCGAAATCTTAGGCGCCGGCACGACGACGAAGTCCTGGTATTGGTCCGCGTATGAGGATGTGACCGTATTCACTAGGTCCTGGCGCGCCAGGCCGGCACGGACCTGCGGCGATTCATCGTCCGAGAGCCACGTCTCATCCAGCGTCAGCGGGTTCGGCGTCACGTAGGTGCCCGCGAACAGGCGCAGTTGGCCGTCCGACCAGACCCACGACCCGCCCATTGCTTGACAGAGGTCGGTCAATCCGTCGACCGGCTTGCGGTCGCATGTGTATGAATATCCTGCCTTGTAGATCGGGCGCACATGCGTTGCGGTACCGACAACGTAGGCCGCCGAGACATCGCATGCGTTCGCAGCGGCAATGACTGACGTGTCGTCGATCGCCGAGGTCGGCAGCCGGCCACCGAAGGCGTGCGTAGCCAGCGCGCGGGCATGCAGCGCCGGATTCTCGGTCCACGCCGTTGTGCTCGTTCGCGGGTCGAAGCACTTCATGCCGCGGACCACCGCCGAGACGTTGGGCACGCCGCCGATGAACGCGTCTTGATCGTAGTCGAGCTCCACGACAAGATACGCGACGCCGGATGCTTTGTGGTTGCTTGTCCAGGTGCTCGGCAGGTTCGTGATCATCGTCGCGTCCGCCGCCTGGCCGGGTGCGCCGAGGTAGGAGCGAACGCGCGCCTTCGTGGCGCCTTCCGAGGTCTGGTAGTAGAAGACGATCGTGCGGCCGACGGTCAGGCCAGTGCAGGCCACGCTGTAGCCCGTCACTGTGAAGGTGCTGACCGTCAGGGCGTCGTCCGCGTACTGCGACGTGATCCGGTAGGTCGCATGCACGTCCGACGGGCTCGGCGCGGAGATCGGCTTGCCGTTGCTGTCGACGTTCGGGAGCGTGAAAGTCTGCGAGCTCGAGGTGACCGTGAACGCATAGGACCGCTGCACGTAGCCCGAAGGCGCATACGGATCCGGGCTCGGCTTGTAGTAGACGTCCAGCTGCCCTGTGACGCCGGCGGTCGCACCCGACACCGTGACGCTCGTCCCGGTCACTGAAACCGTCAGCGGGACGACGTTATCGCCATAGCGCGCGCTGGCCGTGACGGAGCCGGACGTCGGCGTCTTCTGGATGGTCACGGTCGCGCCGCTGGTCGAGATCGAAAACGACTCGTGCAACTGGACGCCGATGACGTTCCCTGCGCCGTCAATTGTCAGCAGCTTGTCGTCGAAATACACTGCCTCGACGGCGTCGATTTCATGCGCTGCGAGGGCGACGCAGAAGGTCAGGTGCTCGTTATCTGCACCATAGCTGGCGGCGAAGAACATCGGTCCGGAGACGCGGCAGCGGCCGAAGACGAGATTGCGCGGCGCGGTCGACGACCGGATCATCGCGTACCGATCGCGCAGGCTCGCGTTGTACGCATTCTTGGCCTGCTTTTCGTGCTGGCCGGCCTGCCAGGTGCTGAAGGCAGCGGCAGCCAGCGCCGCGGCGTCTTTATAGTCGCCCAGGTATACGAGGACTGCGGCGGCAACGAGTTCCGCGACTGCGGCGACGCCTTTAGACACGACCGACTCCCCATGCCGCCCGCGCAGCATCGATAGGCAGCCGGATGAGACCAGCATCGCCGGCGCACATCCAGTCATGCCCCGAGCAGACCGCCAACGACTCCGTGCCGTCTGGCCAAGTCACGAGGCCAACATCTCCGACAAATGCGTTGCCAATCGGGATAGGCTTGCCCGTCAGTGCACCGGCGCCTTCAAGGTCGCCAATACCTTCCAGCAGGTCGAGCGCTCCGCGGGCATCGGTATAGGCTCCGCGCCATTGCGCGCCAGGGTCACGCCCGGTGATGGCGTCCACAGCGCTTGCTGCCCACAGACAGCAATCGTGCGCGCCCCATTCAAACGGCCGCGCGCGCGACGAGTCGACCAGCTCGGCAAACCGGCTGGGCCAATTGCGCAGACGCATCTCTATTTCCTGTAGAAGGCTGCGCTCGGCCACACGATCTTCATCTCGACTTGGTCGTTCACGTACTGGAATGCCAAGTCACCCGGATTCAGAAGTTGCTGATCCGAATCGTTGAAGAACGAATTTGCTGGGCGCATGAGGTCGAGCATCGCGCTCTCGCTCGTGACGCTTATGGAAGCGCTTGCGGGGGAGTCAACAATCGACATGACGTCGAGGTAGCCGGCGTATCGGGTGCGAACGTCAATCAGCGCACCGGTCGCCGAATCGAACAGCGCCATCTTGATTCGAACCGCTTTGCCCTGTACGGGCTCCGTCAGCGCAAGCGAAATCGATGTCGGCTGCACACCGGCCAGAGTGAACCGGACCTTCGGGTAGTCGTTCGGCGTCTCGGTGATCGCATCGATTTGGCCCAGACCGCCGACGCCGGAATACGTCAGGCCGTTGATCGTCAGAGACAGGCTCGACGTGTTGAGCAACAGCTGCGACGTCAGATCCATTTCAACCAGGATCGCCACGACGATGACTTGCCCCGTCAGCGCAGCAGCGCCGGCGGTCGTCAGGGAGCGCATAAATCAGCCGCCCAGGGTCGCAACGCGGCGACGAAGGTCCTGCAGCTCAGCGATGATGTTCGCGATGACCTCCGGCGTACTGGCATCCATTGCCTGGTACACAGGAGCGCCCTCCGCGTCGACTGCATCCTTGGCGCCGGACACCGATGTCGGCGAGACTTCCGCGAATTCATGCGCGATGAATCCGCAACCGCGGCTGCCGTCCTGCGCCCAAGACCACGTCTTCGGCTTGAGGGCATCGATGAATGCACCCGAGCCGCTCAGCGGCTGAGTATTGTTCTTCAGCCGGTAATCGGACGTCGTGTTGTAGACGATGGCCGTCGTGCCGCTCTGCGCGATCGATCCGATCTGGGTTGCGTTGTAGTTGAATGCGGCGTATGCCGCGCCAGAAGCGGTACCGGAGATGTGCTGCATCAGCGCGAAGGCGCTCGATTGCAACCAGAGAAAGCTATTGGAGTTCGAGGAAGCTGCGGACGTGGTCCCTACCAACCAATTTCCGGTCGTATCGATTCGAGCCTTTTCCGCTCCACCAACGAGGATGCCGACCGCATGGGCCGTGTTCGTCCCAAAGCCGGATATGGTATTCGTCGCATAGTTGTAGCCCACAAACGACGAGATCGTCCCATCGCTCATGAACAACTTCACATTCGCGCCGGGAGAGATTCCGAGACCCCAATTGCCGCTAGAGTCCAGCGAGATCTTTGGCGTTGCTGCCACATATCCCGGAGTCGAGAAGACTTCGCGCAGGTTGTACAGCTGCGTGAAATTCGCGTCGAGGTCGGTAAGTTGCGGCGTCGTTGCGGCGCTGAAAGTGACTTGAGTCATCAGAAGACCTCGATAAGTTCGATGGTGGCGCCGTTGGTCATGCCAGGCGTCCAAGACGTCGGCACGTTCGGAGTACCGGGCTTGAGAATGAAGTTGGCCGTCGGAGCGCTATAGACGATGACGGTCCCGCTCGGGATCAGTTGACGCGCGCGCGGCTGGAACTCGATGGGCATGTTTCCGCCGCCGTCCGCGACGGTGTCGGCCATCAAGCGAACGAGTTGTCCGCCCATGCTGAACATGCTGCCGGCCTTGAGGGTGCGGCCGGCGATCGTGCGGAGCGTTCCGGTATTCGCCAGTTGAGCGATGTCCGCCGCAACCACCGGAAGGCCGGCGTTCCATGTTGCTGTTGCCGCAGACGCGTTCTTCCACACGGCAGTCACCGCGGACGCGTTCTTCCAGGTAGCAGCCGTTCCAGCGTCCAGCGTCCCGAGCGGCGCCGTGATGACTTGGTGCCCCATCGCGATCCAGTTGGCTGGACCCTTCAGGCGATCGAAGAACGCCTCGCGGGCCGCGACGGTGATTTGCGTGTCGTCGGTCGGAGGGATGTCCAGGCTGATCATCCAACGCTCGCCGAGCAGGTCCAACACCTGCGTTGTCGGCGTATAGGGTCCGGTGAAGATCCGCGTATTCGGCAGGATCCGCATCTCGAATCGGCTCACCGGGAAAGGCCATGCATAGATCGTCATCAGGCACGCCCCGTCGAAAGTGAGCGGTAGATTTCCGCCTTGGCTCGCTCCGCTTGCGCGCGGGCGATCTGCGAGACGCCGGCCGCATCCACGCCGGCGCCATAGCTCGCGCCGCTTTGGTCAATGTGGATCGTCGCGCCGCGGCTGGATCGTTCGACTGCTGCGTCTTGCCGGCTCGTCACGCGCTCGCCCTCGTGGAGGATGGCGGGGAAGCCGTCATATGGCACGTAGTCCAGGCCATTGGCATAGAAGCCGCCGCCAAACTCTCCAGAAAACAAAGTGGCAAATGTACCCGTGGCACCAGAAGACTTGTCTGCGCCCAACGATCCGAGCAGGCTGAGCGGGCTTGATCCACCGCCCCAATTGAACGATCCGCCGATTAGTTTGGCTTCCTGCTGCTGGATCTCGAAGCGGATCAAGTCCGAGATCATCGTGTCGATCAGGGACTTGAAGTTGAGCTTTCCGGTGGTCGCGAACTGCGTAAGCGCGTCCGTCATCCCGGTAACGGCATCATTGAAGGTCTGCTCGGCGAATGCGGCGTTATTGCTGGCCTGCTGAAGGAATGTGCGCGACGCCTTCTCAAATCCCTTCGATGCGGAGTCGTTGAACTCCTGCTGGGCGATCTTGTTGTGCCGGATCGCCTCATCAGCCAGTTGCGCGTCGCGGAGGGCCTTGTTGGTGGCTTCCTCGTTGCCGATCTCGGACGAGCGGAAATCCTGCTGCGGCGTGTTGAGCTCATGAACCTTGGCCAGGATCTCGGCATCCTTGCGATGTGCAGCGGCTAGATCGATTGCCGTCGAGACTTCGGCGCGCTGCTGCGCGGTCAGAGCCTTACCCGACTTCGTCAGCTGCTCATGCGTCCGTATGTTGAACTGCTCGGCGTCGGTCAGCTTGCGCTGCACGGCGATCTGCTGGTCTGTCTCCTGATTGAACGCCTTGATGGTCGCCATCAGGTTGGCGTATTCGTTCGCCTGGGTGACGGCGCCGTGATTCTCAAAGCGCTTGTTGATCTCGGCGCGCCCAGCTTCGATGTCCTTCTGCGACAGCGGATTCCCCGCGGCCGCACGCGCGGCGACGGCCGCATCCCACTTCTTCAGCTCCTCGGTGCGCTGGCTCAGTGCCTTGGCGCCCTTCAGGACGCTATCAACATACTTGTCCGCCTCGATAGCGGCCTGCTGCAAGCCGGCGTTCGTCGCGTTGTCCGATCGACGCTCGCCTGCGCGAAACTGCAACTGCTCCAGACGAGCGCGCTCCTGCGAGAGCCGATCCAGCAGATCAGCCGCAGCTGCAGGATTCCCTGTGTTTGCCTGGCGAACCAGCGCCATCTGCTGATCGATCGCATGCAGACCCGCCGCCAGTTGGTCGGTCGGGCGGCCGACGTCCATGATGGCCTGGCCTGCCCGGCTCGCCCAATCGGCAACGGCATGCCACGCCCGTGCCAAGGATCCAACCGCCGGCTCCCCGCGCGTCTCGATCGCGCCTGAATAGGCGTTGAGCGCCTCGATCGCCGCTTGCTGCTTCTGGCCGGACTCTTCGAGCGACTTGATGTGCTCAAACTCGGCGGCCGTCAGGAAGTGGACGGAGCGATTCTGCTCCTCAGCCCACTTCGCCACGCCATCCTGGATAGACGCGAAGTTCTTCAGCGCCTCCTCAGCAGTCGCGCGAGTGAGCTTCTGATAGTCGCCCATCGCACGCGACACCGCAGCGAGTTCCGACGGCCCGAAAAGGCCGGAACCAGCCGAAGCCTCGACCGACCCGCGCGCTGCGCCAGCTGTCTGACCCGTTTGCTTGGACTGCGCTTCCGCCAAGCCCTTGATCGATTCCTCGGTGACCGCCGCGTAGTTGCCGGTGAGCTGCAGCGCTTTTGCGAACTTGTCGGCCTCGATCGCTCCCATAGCCATCAAGGCGGCGGTGCCGAGCACCGCGGCGCCGACCGCCGAGACGAGCGCGCCGGTGCCGCTGAGGGCGAACGACAGGAAGTTCGTGCGTTCGGCGAGCACGAGTAGCGAACCGCCGAATCGGCTGTAGTTGCCCTGGCTCATCTCGTGGGCTAGCACCAGCAATTCGCGGTTCACGCCGGCGTGTGCGCCCTCGACCTTTTTGGCACCCTCGGCAATCGAGGTGTAGGCGGCCGATGCATCATTGGCGGCCTTCTGGCTGGTGCGGCCCAGATTCGCGGTCGCATCGTTTGCGGACTTGACGTACTGCGCGATCCTCTTCATCTGCGCTTCGGTCACGACCGCAGCCTGCACCATGCCGGCTTGCAGGCCCGAGGTATCAGCTACGACCCTCGCTTCGACATCGCCTTGAGACATTCGATTCCTTAGGCCGCGTGCAGGTATTGCAAAGCGGCTGTTGCCAGCGGCATCTGATTTCGGATGTATTCCTGCATCGCACGCAGTGCATCAGCCTGTTTTGCGGCGATGGCCGGGCGCATGAACGGATGCGGCGGAATCCACTTGGCTACGCCCAGCATCCGGCCTGCGGCCTTGGCCGTCTTCGTCATCTCGTGCGGGACGCGGGCGAAGTGGCCGAACTCGACCCACTTGGCGTAATAAGCATCGAGGTTCGTGCCCTTCTTGCCGACGGAACGTGCCCTCTTCCCGCTGCGCACGCCGACCTTGAAGACCTCGCGCGTCGGGGTGCATTCCTGGTTCATCCGAACCTGGTAAATCGCCTTCTTCAGCGTTCCCGGCGGCGGGTGACCATCTTCGACCTTTCCAGTCGATACCGGTGCACGCTGGATCGCTTCCTTGCGGAGTACCGACGCGCCCGTGGCCGCGGCACCCTTGAGGACGCGCTTTTGCACGGCTGCGGGGAACGCCTTGAGGTCGCGGAGCAACTGGTCGAGGCCCTTGACCTCGACGGTGACGCTATCTGCCATGGCGTTTCTTCCCCGTGAAGCCGAACAGCTTTTGCGCGATCAGCTTCGACATGGCCTTCGGGTCCTTCAACTCGATGGCCTTGCCGATGCCAAGCGCTTTCCCGAGCGCCGGGAAGACATGCCCGGCCGTGATCGGCTCGACGCCCTTTTTGCGGTTCAGGTTGACGGTCAGCGCCACCATCGCACCATGCATCTGCTCGTCATGGAGCGATCCGAACGGCTCAAGGCGCTCGAAGGCGAGCATCTCTGTGAGTTCTTCGCTCGTGACGGAGGACTCGAGCTCGCGCGGAGTGCGCCCGATCTTCATCGCCCACCGAAAGAGAAACCGGCGCTCCGGCCGGCTCGTCAGTTTTTTTCAGCAGTGTCCGTCGACTTCGGCCCTAGGCCGTTGAGTTCCGCTGCCGCAGCGAAGACGGTCGCGATGGCGCTCGAGCACTTGGCGCCGAGCGCGGCAGCGTCGCCAGCGTCGAACAACGGCGAGCCGTCTTCCTTAACGGCCGTGCGCTCGATGAGGACGGTCTGAAACTTTGCCGGATCGAACTCGCCGGAGGCATTGGCCGCATCGTTGACGGCAAAGCGCTCGGAAGCGGTCAGCATGCGCAGACGCACGCTGCCCCCCCACTCCGGTACTTCGACATCGACGGTCTTGAGATCTTGTGCACCGATGATGGATGCGCGATCGAGGAACATGGGTAGCCTTCCTTATGCGGGCGCGGCCGGCACGCCCGGTTGTTATTGGTCAGACGAACACGTAGGCGCCGGTGATGCGCAGATCGATCGAGCCGCGCTTGACGACCTGGTCAACGCCGCCAGACAGCGGCGCCTTCTTCACGAACGCGTTGAACGTGAAGGTGTGGGTGTCGGGCAGCGTCAGCTTGAAAGACTTCTTCGCACCGGACTGCTGCGCGGCCACGCAAGCCAGCTGGCCCGCATCGTTGCCGTCATAGTCGACTTCGATCGAGAACTTGCCGTTGTCGACCAGGCCGAGGACGTATTCCTTGGCGGCGCTCGACAGGTTCGTGACGTCGATTTCCGACGCCTCGCCGTCCAGACCGGTGAAGGTCTTCAGGTTGTTGATCTGCGTCCAGGCCACCGGCGTCGCAGTCGGCGTGCTGCCGGTCGTCAGCGTCAGGCCTGTCGTATTGACCTCGACCATGAAAGTGTTCGCCGTCACGTCCTGCACGACGAACGAGAGGCCGTTCAGCAGCGTCGCGCCGGTGCCGGCCCACAGCGCCATCGTCACGACGTCGCCGTTCAGCAGGCCGTGAGCGGTCGACGTGATGATGGTGGGATAGCCGACGGCGGCGGCCGTCAGCGTCTTGGCCGAGCCGGTGGCCGTGCCGATCTGCAGGATCGAGCCCTGCGCGCTGATCGCGGTAGAAGTCATGGAAGCTCCAAAGAAAAAGCCCGCTGCGAAAAGCTCGTCAGCGGGCGAAATGCGCAGGGCGCGCGGGAAGGTTCAGGGCGTATCGTTGAGCCGCAATTTCACGGTCGCTTCGACGGCCGGATTCAGATTGGTCACCAGAACCACGCGGATCACGTAGTCCTGCGTCAAGTAGCCTGACGAGATTGCCCCGCCGCTGATTTGCACCTGGACGACCTGGCCGGTCGGCGCAGTGCGTGTGCTGCCGAACGGGTCCGTGTATGTCACCGGAGACAGATTCACGGCCGGCGTGCCGAACGTGATCGCCGGCGTTGTCGAGGGCGTTGCGGTCGGCATTGCGGCGCCGGTGATCGTCTCGCCAGCCGCCAGCAGCAGCGAGCAGTCGATGTCGAATCGTCTCGAATCGCTGCTGCGCTTTTCCAGGATCTGCATTTCTCTTCCTCAGTCGATTGCCTGCGCGACGAGTTGCCGAGCCGGAATCGTCGCCACCGTGCTTCGCTGCGAAACCCTCGTCGCGACGATTCGTTCCGGCACAAGCCAGACCGCGATATTTCCCGGAACGAACTGACTCGCGAGCGCCAGCGCGCCCAGGCCAGTGACCGGCGCAGCCCCCGCGCCAGCGAATTTCGCGCGCGGCGTTAGCGTTGCCGATCCTGTCGCCGCTGCGCGGCCTGTCGCGACAAACGAGATGCCGCCGGCGCCGATCATCAAGACGCCCGCGCCGGTAGCGATCGAGAATCCGCTACCAGCAAGAGCCGCACGCGTTGTCAGCGAGCTGGATCCTTGCGCCGCGATAGAGCCGGCGCCGGCGAAAGCTGCGCCGCTCGAGCTCGTGGCGAGCGCAGCCGACCCGGCCGCGACCGCTGCGCCAGTGCCGGCAAACTGCGTCGTCACCGTCAGCGCGCCCGCGCCCGACGCGTCGGCCCGACCAGAACTCGCAAGCGCATCGCGCGTTGTGAGCGATGCAGCGCCGGCCGCCGATGAAACGCCCATGGCGGCCAGGTTCGCGCCGCTGGCTCCAGTAGACAGCGCCGCGACGCCGTTGCCGGCGGCGATACCCGCGCCTGAGAACGCCACCTGGACCGTCAATCCCGCGGAGCCGCTGGCCAATCCGACGCCGGCGCCGGCGAGCGCCCCCCTGACCGTCAGTGCGGCCGAACCCGAAGCGCCTGCGGCGCCTGCGCTCACGAGCGGCGATCGAACTGTCAGCAGGGCAGAAGCCGCCGCGCTTGCGAAACCCGCACCCGCGAACTGCGGCCTAGGTGTCAGAGCGCCGGCGCCGGTAGCTTTTGCCTGGCCGGCGCATGCGAAGGACGCGCCGGTAGCAGACTGTTTGAACGCGACGGCCGCGGCAGCGTAAGTCGATCCGCTCGTGTCGGCATTGAACGTCCACGTCGCAGACTGCGCACCGGTGGACGAGACTTCCTTGTAGGAATGCTGGGCGCCGACGTTGACTGAAGTGTTCTGCTGCGCGTAGACCGACGTGTAGCCGGTTGGCGGGTCGGTGATCGCAGCGTTAGTCGAGCCAGAGGCGGTGTCGGCGCAGAAGACCGCGATGATCGCGTCGGCCGCATTCGTCGTCGTGATCGAAGGCGACGAAAGCGTGGTGGCGCTGTTGACAGCCGTGCCCAGCGTACCGATGACATCGACAGCCGTGCAAGCCGGCAACTCGATGAACGAATATCCGACGAAGCTTGGTCCGCCGGCCGTCCAGGTCAGCGTGTGCGCGCCGGAATTGGCACTGAGCAGGTAGTAGACCGCGACCGTCGCGGCAGCGGAGTTAACAAGGTAAAACGCCTTCGACCAGGTTTGACCAGCCGAATCGGTTGGCGTGTTGTCGGTCGTCAGCGTCGATGAGATAACCAGCGCGAGCGTATTGCCCGCCGCGACCCCAGAAAGCGACGGGTTGATCGTGCTCGCGCCATTGACGGTGGCGGATGATTTCTGGACGATTGCCATTTAGGATCTCGTCGCAATCAACCGTTTAAGGGATCGAGCGCGCAACGCCGCAACACCGCGCGCTCTTGAAGCTTAGTTACCGATCGTGTCGGTCAGCGCGCTGATCGCGAAGCTCGGCGCGGCCTGGCCATTCAGTACCGTCTGCACAGTCGTCAGCGGCGCCCAGCCCAGCAGGTTGCCGCCGGTCAGTTGGTCGAACTCGGCATAGCCCCAGATGACGCCGGCGGCCGGCTGCCAGCTGGCGCTGGGCGTGCCGAAGGTGATCGCGGAATTGTTCGAGGTCGTGCCGCCGGTGCCCGTGGACGACGTAGTCGACGCGGCCGACTGCGTGCCGGCCCAATTGGCCAGGCTAGAGGCCAGGTTCACGCGCGCGTAGCCCGTGCCCGACGCTTCCACCAGGATCGCACTGTTGCTGTCCAGGCCGGCGTTCTGCTCGGTGAACACCGCGGTACCGTCCGTGATCACTTCGTTCGCGGCGCCCGGGTAGAGCGTCGACTGCGAAGCCGCGGTCGTACCGGCGGTCGTGCACTTGTAGTAGTGAATCTTCGTGTCGTTGGCCGTCAAGACGATCGTGTCGTTCAGCGCATAGGCCGTCGAGTTGACGCGAACGCCCTTCGTGCAGGTCAGCAGCGCGATGTAGCGCGACGAGACGCAGGGGACGCCGGAGACCGCCGTCCAGGTGACGGTGTTGTCCGTCAGGGTCGAGCCGACCGCGGGCACTGCCAGGGTGTTGGTCGCACCGCTGGTGCCGGCCGTCGTGCAGCGCAGGAACTTGCCGCCGGCGCCCGTCATGTTGGCGTGTGGGACGACCGTGTCGCCGACCACGTAGGCCGTCGATGCGGTCCAGATGCCCTTGACGGTGGCCGTGCTGTTGACGGTGCCGCCCGAGTTGAGGGCGCCGCCGCGGTACAGGGCGTCGATCAGGAAGTTCTGCGTGTAGTCGGAAAGCATGCCCATTTGAGGACTCCTAGTGGAAATGGCCGCGCGGCGGCACGCTGGATCAGTTGGTCGCCCAGACGCTGAAGTCAGCGCTGATGCGGTACGCCTTCACGGCGGGTTCATAGACGTCGAACGTCGAGACCTGAGTGCAGGTCGGAAATGCGGTCGTCATCGCGGTGACGACCTGGTCAGCGAGCGCTGCGGCGCTGCTGTAGGTGCGATCGAACACATCGATCTGCACGCGGGTGTTCTGCAGCCCGCTCGCGCCGCCCAAGCTGTTGTTGACCGTCGAGACGATGCGCAGAAAGACGATGTACGGAACGGTCGCGGCTTCGGCCGGCTCGGACGTGTTGATCGCGTTCCAGACGCCGCCGGCTGGGTTCAACGCGGCAAGCGCGGTGTAAATGTCTTGGACGAGGGTCGTCATGTCAGCCCACCGTCAGACCCTGCGTGCACTCGATCTGCAGCCACTTGTGCCGCTCTTCCATGTCGGTGACGGCGTCGATTTCGAACACCTTGCCCGCATAGATCAGGCGCATCCGCGCGTTCACGCCGGCGCGGTACCGAATGAACATCACGTACTTGACCGGCGACGCCTCAGCGCTACCGGATACTTCGCTGAGACCGGAGACGGCCTCGATCTGCGCAAAGCAGTTCGCAACGTCGATCCAGGTCTGCTTTTCCTGGCCGAAACCGTCATCCGCGGTCGATCGGTTCTGCAGCGTGATCTGGTGGCGCAGTCCGTTGACGCTCGGCAGGCCGTTCACAGCGCCCACACCTTTTCGGAGTCGAGCAGCGTGTCGACGTACTCGAGCGGTTGGAGCTTGCCCTTGGCGACGATCTCTTCGGCTTCGCGGTGCTCGTAGGCGGTCGCGATGCGGACCAGCATCCAGTTGCGGATGGTGGCGGGCACCAGCGTCGGATCGGACACGCCCGCGGTGAAACTGATCTTGACCGCCGCCAACTGTTGGCGCGCAACCGGCCAGACCGTCCCGTAGGCCGGCGCGACGCGTTGCACCAGGTCAGAGTTGTCGAAGATGTAGGTCGACGGATCCAGCGTCTGCGTGACGCCGTTCAGATCGACATACGTGATCGACTCGACCGACTGAACCGGGCCGCGGCCCAGCTTGATGATCTGGTCGTCCAGATGCTGATTCAGCACCGGCGCAGGAACATAGGCATTCCACGGCGCGCCGACGAGCGGATACCAGCCCGGAAAGCGGTCCGCGACCGCCTGCCAGTGCTGCGTCATCAGCGACCGTCCCGTGTAGGACTCGGCATACCGACGCGCGGCAAGCATCAGCAGCGAGATCGTCGCGTCCTGCGAGAAGTCGTCGCTATCGATGCGCAGATGGGCGCGCACGTCCGCGAGCGCCAACGGCTCAGCCGTCGGAGGCGTGACGAGGACGTAGCGCAGTTCGAACATCACGCCGCCGGGGCTTCGGCCGACGCGTCGACCAGCGGTTGCGAGACGACTTCGGCGCCGGTGCTCTCGGCATAGGCGACGGCGTCAGGATGCGCGTCGACATGGCCGGCTTCGAACATGGACTTGATGACAGCCTCTTCGGCTTCGAAGATCTGGCCGACCTTCAGGCCGAGCGCCTCGATGTCAGCGAGCACGCGGGCGCGCAGCGTCGGCGCCGCGGCTTCGCGCTTCTTGGGGTTGGGGTTGGTTGCCATGACGGCTCCTTATGCGAATGGAAAAAAGGGCTGCACTCTCACGAATGCAGCCCAAGCCCCTCGACCAGGATCAGGTCGCGCTGTGCTGGTACAGCTTGACCGCGGCGTTGTCCAGCAGGTTGCCGTCCGCACGCGCCCAGGCCAGGAAGCCGACTTGGCCCAGCTT